TGAAAGGGAAAGAATTTAAGGAGGGTGGTTCTATGAATGACATGAAACAAGACAAAGCTATGGTCAAGAAAGCCGTGGGCATGCACGACAATCAAATGCACGGTGGCAAGAAGACCGATATGGCTGCGCTCAAGAAGGGCGGAATGCCGATGATTATGAAAGACGGTAAAAAAGTCCCTGCGTTTGCGGCTAAGAAAGGCGGCATGACCAAGATGGCAAAGGGCGGCGGCATTGAGTCTAAGGGTAAAACTAAAGGCGCAATGGTCAAAATGAAATCTGGCGGACGCGCCTGCTAAGGAACCGACATGAGAATGCCACAGCAACTCGAAGATCAAGACGCGCTTGTGTCGCCAGTGATGGCTAAAGGCAAAAGAGCGCCGATGAAAATGAAAACCCCCGGCATGGGTACGATGATGGGCGGACCAAAACGCAAAGGGCTTCCTGCAATGGGCAAGATTGAACCCGGCGCGACTCCGTTTGAATCGGGTGGCATGGCAAAGGGTGGCTCTGTTTCTAAACGTGCAGATGGTTGCTGCATCAAAGGCAAAACTAAAGGCAAAATGCTATGAAAAAGAAACGCAAATTTGCAGATGGTGGTCAGTTTGAATTATCAGACGAGGCTAGAGCCGCTGGTTTAAGTATTGGTCGCAACGAAAACATCCGCCCAGCAGATCGTGCAGCGGCTATTGCAGAAACTACCGGACCCGGTTCGAAAGGTTTTAAACGCCTGACCGATAAAGAAGCTGCTGATCTTATGGAGCGTGAAGTTAATATGCCCGAAGCAGTGGCTATTCCTGTAGCCGCACCAAGACGCCTTACAAGTCGTTCACTACCTCCCCCTAGCCCCACATCAAGTGCAGCTCCTAGCTCGTCATCCGCTAGTCGCCAAGAGGTCGCTGATGCGGTAGCCCAAGCAGTCGAAGGTCGTGAGCCTGAACTGCCCGCACCACGTCGTAGACCTTCTCCGTATATTTATGGGGGTCCAAGCCCGCTTGATCCTATTTTGCAAAATACCCCTAGTGCGCGTCGAAACCGTCGGGTATCAGAACGGGCTGGCAGGGCAATGACAGGCGCACCATTTAAAAAAGGCGGCGCAGTTAAAGCCAAGCGCGGTGATGGCATTGCTCAACGTGGCAAGACTAAAGGTCGTTTTGTATGAGAGCCTCTCGCGGGATGGGGGCAATCCTCCCATCCAAGATGCCAAAGGGCAAAACGATGCGCCGCAAGGATGGCGATAAGTTTACGCAATACGCTGAAGGCGGTGAGGTTAAGTCTAAAGTTAACGAGTCGGGTAATTACACAAAGCCGGAATTACGTAAGCGCATTTTTAACAGCGTAAAAGCTGCGGCGGTTCAAGGTACAGGCGCAGGGCAATGGTCAGCCAGAAAAGCACAATTGATGGCTAAACGATATAAAGCCGCAGGTGGTGGATACAAATGAGTAGCCTAGCAAAACCGCAGCAGTCTTTAAAAGCTTGGGGTGACCAGAAATGGCAAACCAAGTCAGGTAAGAAATCGTCTGAAACAGGTGAGCGGTATTTGCCCAAGAAAGCTATTGAGTCTCTTAGCCCTGCGGAGTACGCAGCCACAACTAAAGCAAAGCGTAAAGGTAAGGCGGCAGGCAAACAGTTTGTAGCCCAACCAAAAAGCATTGCCAAGAAAACATCGGGATTTAGATAATGGCTGTTTCTGGAACCACTGCCTTTGACCTAGACTTCGCTGAACTGGCAGAAGAGGCGTTTGAGCGTGCCGGTAAAGAAATGCGTACAGGTTACGACCTACGCACAGCTACGCGATCCATGAACTTGATGACCATTGAGTTCCAAAACCGTGGCATCAACATGTGGACAATTGACGAAGGCACAGTCGATCTTGTTCAAGGGCAAGCAGAATACGATTTACCCGCCGATACCATTGATTTGATGGATCAGGTTATCAGAACAGGTGCTGGCAATTACTCCACTCAGTCTGATTTAACTATATCTCGTATTAGCGTATCTACTTACGCCACAATCCCTAACAAGTTAGCACAAGGTCGCCCCATCCAAGTGTGGGTTCGTAGACTACGGGATAACCCTAAGATTGTCGTATGGCCTGTCCCTAATCAAGGCACAGAAGCCGCACCTTATTACATTTTCAAATATTGGCGCATGCGCCGTATTGATGACGCTGGTACGGGCGCAAATACTCAGGACGCAAATTTTAGATTCTTACCCGCAATTGCAGCAGGACTGGCTTATTACATTGCAATGAAGATACCTGAGCTTGCACCACGCATGCAGATGCTCAAGCAAGAGTATGAGTTCCAGTTTGACTTGGCTTCTGGCGAAGACCGGGAAAAGGCATCGGTTCGCTTTGTGCCGCGCATTGTGGGCATTCGGAGCTAGTCGTGGGTAATAAGTTTGCCTCTGATAGTAAAGCAATTGCAGAGTGTGATATTTGCGGCTTTCGGTATAAACTACGGACACTACGTTATCTTATTGTTAAGACCAAAACCACTAACATTAAGGCTTGTAATGAGTGCTGGAGTCCCGATCAACCGCAGCTTCAACTAGGCATGTACCCCGTTGATGATCCGCAAGCAATTCGCAATCCAAGACCGGACTTTACGGGATACCCACAGAGTCGGTCACAGGTGATGCAAGTAATTGGTATGACGACTACTTCGTTTGTTGGACAAGTTACAATTTCTTAGGAGCCTATCATGGCATATAAACGTGGCGCTGATGGCGTGGCAAAAAAAGGTAAGACTGACGTTAAGAACTTAGGCACTGTTGAGCCGAAAGTCTTGGGCATGAAAGGCGGCAAAAAATCTGCTGGCGTTTCATCTGAAGCAATGAAAAAAATGGGTCGTGGTTTAGCCCGTGTTGCGAATCAGGGGTAATCATGGCTAAATTTAGTCAGAAAATGATGGGCAAAGAAGTGGGCGCTGCATCTGTTTACGCTGAACCCCACACCATGCGTGGCGGCAAGATTAACCCACAGCAAGCTGTGAGTGGCTCGGTTGATCCCAATACGTTATCGGCAAAAGACATGAGATGCGGCATGCCTGCACCTCGCGTAAGCTCAGGCGACCCCGGACGCGATGACGTAAAGACTAGCGGCATTGTCGTGCGTGGCGGTAAAGCGCAGACTAAAGGCAAAATGGCTAGAGGTCCGATGGCATGAACTATGCAAATGCCGGTTATATTTACGCCATTACCAATAAGGTAAATGGTAAGCAATATATCGGCAGCACAATCCGCCCCGTACAGTCAAGATGGAATACGCACTTTAGTCTTTTAAGAAGAAAAAAACATCATTCTTATAAGTTGCAATCTGCGTGGGATGCTTACGGGGAAGAAAATTTTGAGCGTAAGTTGCTTATTGTTTGCGAACGCTCAGACATATTGCGATACGAATCAAAGTTGATTGAGCAAGCAAGCTATAACATTGCACAAGACCCATCTAGGAATGGCATTGAAAACCGGTGGGAAAACCATGTTAAGGCTTTGCCAAAACCAAAAAGCACCGTCAGCCGATCTGAATTAAGCAAAAATATGTGGGCTAATCCTACGGTGCGGGATAAGCTAATAATTAGTTTAAAGAAAGCGCAGCAAGACCCGGTGACTAAAGCACGGAATCGGCTGGCTAAGTTGGGCAAAGCTATGCCAAAAGATTCTATTCAAAAAAGCGCACGGGCTAAATGGCGTCCGTTATACTGCAAAGAATTGCAGATAACATTTTTAAGCGGCAAATTTGCGGCGGAGTATCTCGGCGTGTTAGCAACATCAATTTGTAATGCCGTAAAAAATAAAGGCAAAGTATCTGAAAATCAGTATACTTTTGAGAAGGTGAAATAAATTAACTACTCAGAACTCACCGCCAATATTCAAGATATCTGCGAGAACTCGTTTACCGCAGATGAGTTGGCTATGTTCACGCAACAAGCTGAACAGAAGATTTACAACACTGTTCAGATTTCAAACCTTCGCAAAAACGTTACCGGCACGTTGACCGCTAGTAACAAGTACCTGTCTACTCCGGGCGACTTCTTGTCCGTGTACTCTCTTGCCGTAATTAAAGCTGATGGCTCTTACGAGTATTTGCTCAACAAAGACGTTAACTTTATTCGCCAAGCGTACCCCACGCCTACAAGCACAGGACTGCCAAAGTATTACGCCATCTTCGGACCGAACAGTAGCTCGGTGACTGAACTGAGCCTGATCCTCGGACCCACGCCTAACTCCACGTATTCGGTTGAGCTTCACTACTTCTACTACCCTGAGTCAATTGTGACTGCGGGGACTTCGTGGCTGGGTGATAACTTTGATTCGGCGTTACTAAACGGTGCGCTGATTGAAGCTCTGCGATTCATGAAGGGCGAGCCTGAGACTACTGCTGTGTACGATAAGTTGTACCTACAATCCATCATGTTGCTCAAGAACTTGGGTGATGGCAAGCAGCGTCAAGATGCGTACAGGTCGGGTCAGTTCCGTCAGGATGTTTCATGATTACGCAAACCATCGTCAATTCGTATAAGAAGGGCTTGCTAGAGGGCGTATTTAACTTTAGCAGCACGACTACGCAGGTCTTTAAGATCGCGCTCTATACGTCTGCGGCGAACTTGAATGCAAACACTACGGTGTACTCAACATCCAATGAGTCTAGCGGCACAGGGTACACAGCGGGCGGGCAGGTGTTGACCATATCAACTAACCCAACACTTGCAAACAACGTAGCGTTTATGAGCTTTGCTACCGTGACTTGGGCGGTTACTTCGATTACGGCGCGTGGCGCATTGATTTATAAGCTTGACGGTGCAACAAACCCAGCTATCGCAGTGCTAGATTTTGGTGAAGACAAGACCACTTCTAGCGGCGACTTTGTTATCAACTTTCCACTAGCAGATTTCCAAAACGCCATTGTGCGTTCAGCGTAAGGATCAAAAATGTTTAACGACAAAGCACTTTCTACTGACCAAGTTTCAGCCGGTCTAACGATGGGTACACGCTCGACTGAAAAAGCCGCAGCCACGGGCGTTTACACGATTCAATGTTTTGACGCACAGGGCAACCTGAAGTGGGAAGCTAAGTCAAAGAACCTTGTGGTCAACGAGGGTTTGCAAGACATGAACGCCAAATACTTCCCTGGCAGTGCTTATACAGCCGCTTGGTACATTGGGCTTTATGGT